GCCATCAGCTTTCTTTACTGTCTCTAAAGTTTTAGCTTGTGCTGCATGAAGTTTAGATGCTTTTTTTAAACCTTTAATAACTTTATTAATTTTCATTTCTCCACCGTCTTTTCTTCTTTTTGGACTTGCAAGAAGACCTGAGTAACTTTTAGAAGGTGAAGCACGTAACCCAATACCTTTTTCTTTTCTTAATATTTCAGAATCTTCTCTACTTAATAATTTTTCTATTTTGATTTTTCTATCTTCTATTCCATACGGTTTGGTTTTCATTCTGTCTTTTGGTTGTTTACCATAATTTATTTCTCCACCGTCTTTCTTTTTCTTAGGACCCCAATCTTTTCTTTTAGTTCCAGATGGATCTTTAATTTTACCAGCACATATTTTACTAGCGTATGCATTCGCGTATGCGGACGGATATACTTTAAACTTTCTCTTCGCTGCTGCTTTCCCTCTCGGGCATAATTTGGTCATTTTTGAATTTGCTCCTGTTATAAACTTTCTTAGACTTTATCACTTTCGGTCTATATCGTCTAGTCCGTAGACTTTTGGCTATTGGGTTCTTTCTAGGCATACTTTATTTTTGCCTGATTCTATTACAGAAAAACCATACTTTTCAAGAACCTTATCAATTAATTCCATATCATATGCATAATAATCATCAAATACAAATCTAGTCCCTTTTACAGATCTGTTTGCAAACCATACAGCCTCAGTAATAACATCTTTAGTCATGTGTGGTCCGTCGAAATGAACAAAGTTAAAATATTCTAAGTGACCATTTTCATTCATAAATTGAGTATCTGTCATTTTAATAAAATTAAACATTGGGTACTCTTCAAAATCTTTTACCATTTGTTCATACATTTCATCTGAATAGGTAGGAGCAACTCCTTTAGGAAAACCTTTCCACGTAACATTTGGTTGATTATCACAATGTTGATATACTCGATCTCCATACGGATCTATTCCAAAATGCATGTAAGGAAGACCTTTTAATCTTTCTTTAAAAACATCCATTATAATTTTTGAACCGAGTCCTTCACGGACACCTATTTCACAAGAATAAAATCTATCTTTTGGATTGAATACGGGTATTGTTGCGCACCACTTTTTTAGAAGACTGTAATCCGAGCTGTCGCCTTTTATCATTATTTCCTTTTCTAGCACCTCTTAATTTGCCTTCTACTTGTTTCGGAATCTGTGATCTTGATATCGGCATTAAACTAAATCGGTTGCTTTTCCTATAATTGGTTTGTACTTAGTTCTACCTTCTAATTTAAAAGCATGCAAGAATTGTTTTCTTGGTTGATAAGGTATGTAACTTGCATGTATCCATCCCGAATTAGGTTCTCCTGGAGTGTAGAATTCAAGAATCAATTGATCTATCTCAAGGTTCTTGTATATCCAATCTGCTAGTTCAGCATTGTCGGTTCCTATACATTCGAAATCAGCGGCTTCAGCTTTTGAATGCTGGCTGGTTAAACTTGATCCTATAGCTTGGCACAACTCAGGTGAACGGAATCCGCTAGTAACTTTTACTCTGCCAAAATGATCACGGACTGGTTGTAAAATATTTTCACACAACGTTTTTAACTTTTCTACTTGATCTGCATTTGGATTATTATCAATACCCTTCCTAATTGCGGTATCTGATTTAATTAATTCTTGTAAACTAAAATTACGACTCAAATTCATAATTACTTCAATATTAATGCTTTTATTGCTTTTCTTCCTTGATATACCTCTGTCTGTGCTTTACCTTTGTAACATTTGTAAGATACAGATTCACTGTACTGTCTTTCCGCGGTACGCTTCCCTCGAAGGCATGCAGCCATGTTATCTTGAATAAGGTGTTCCTTGATCTCTCCGTTTACAAACATAAGAAGAGCCACTACAGTTTCAATCATAATATTTTACCTTTGTTTTCACCTTGCTTAATAACATATTTTTGTGTACCATGTTTGCCAGTTTCTACTTCTTTTTTTAATTCTTTAGCTAGACTCATAGCTTTGTTCTCTTTGTTTATTTGTGCTATGTGATCTAATACTTTTCTACTAATGCGTCCCGTTGCCATTGTATTTTATCTCTCTGTTTGCATCTTTTAATTTTTCAATATCATTAACCATTTTTTCTACTTGTTTTTGTAAAAATTCTATATTTACTTTGTTTAAAGCCATTGAGTCGATATGTTGATTTAACTTGTCAGTGGTTTTGTACAAATCCTCAATCATCATGTATTGCTCAGAATCCGCGGGCAATGTACCCATCTGTCCTCGTGGCCATTTTATTCTAAACTCGGAATTATTTTCTACATCTTTAAACATTAATTCTAACTGAGTAGCCATCTTGTTTTGTCTCTCAATTACACCAAAATAAGCCCAGGTTCCGATAGCGACCATTATTACTAAACTAGCAACCGTCTTCATCGGCATCTGAACGGAAGCCTCCTCAGATATTTGTAAAGCCTTATTGGACACTTGGCCCTCCACAAAAAGCTAGGATGACTAACATTACAATCAGCAAGCCCGTAAAATAATAATTCATATTTATCCTAGTCATACGTTGACAAAGATTATCAACCATAAGACCAATTTTGTCTAGAGCACTAAAAAACCCGTAAATCCATTTATCAATCATTTTTTTTTCCGTCGTTTTCAAAAGACATATCATCAGCATATTCTTTGTATTTAGTGTATGTTCTTTTATTATCTTTTATTTCTTCCATTTCATAAAACATTTTGTCCGTATCTTCTGTAACCATATCATTATTTTCTGCATCCCAAACGGTGGTTTGAACTTTATAGTCTGGCCAGCTGTTATCAGTAGTATAACTATTAACGTGCCACAAAATACGATTATTAGGCTGAGCTGCATAATTCCCGTTAGCAAGAGCCAATATATGCGCACACTTATGTTCTTGAGGTATTTCAGAATGTTCCGTATTAAGAATGTTGTTTTCTGGATGACCCCAGTCAATCGTAAATAAATATTCTCCATGATAGAATTTTTTATCTAGACCTAAAAATTTACCTTTTATACCATCCAACCAATCAAAGCAATGAACGCTAGGATAGTAACTAAAACAGTTCCACAATTCCAATTCGTGCGTCTGCATATTCGGCACATTGGCTCTATCATGCGATTTTTGGAAAAACGCTGCGATAGGCAAACGCCAAAAGCATGCACCATTTGGTAACATGATATTAAATAAGATTGCACGACCTGTAATGGATGTAATACCAAAGACCACGCATTCTTCACTTTCTCCATAATGTTCTTTAAGATCATAAAGGTACTCCTTTCTTACTTTACAATATATTGGTGGTATATTTGCATTTAGATAAGCCATTCATATATTATTTTAATATTAGTGTAATTAAAATCAACAATAAAATTATCCCATGCATTTCATTAGGAGTGGCTATTATTTTTGCGTTAACTCTTCTCCAAATTTCTTTTAACTGATCTAACATTTCCATCTCCTTCTCGCTTGTCTAATTCTTGAATTAGGATCATTTCTTGTTTTTGCTGAGGATCGTTTTAATTGTCCCAATGATCTAGCACAATAAGACTTTCTACGTTTAGCAGATTTTGAACCTGCTTTTACTTTACCAGTTACAGCTGTTTTTAATTTAGAACCAGGATTTTTTTTTCTATAAGCCATGACACCTTTTTGCGTCATACCTGCTCCAGATTTTGTTGATCGGTAATTACCAGCTGATTTTCTTCTAGTAGGCATACCTCCATCTTTTAACAAAATAGGACTAGTACCTTTAGATTGTATGCCTACATTACTCATTTAAGCTCCTAAACAGTTAAGCCTTTACCTGAAAATTTGTCCGTCAATAAAGTATAAGCTGCTACTTTAGTTTTTGTTTTACAAAAAATTCCTTTCGGAAAAACTATACCATCTTCAGGAAAGTTAAAATTAATCACATCTCCAGAAGGAACATCAGCATGAAATAAAGTTGCTCCTGCATTTGATGTGGTTGTAAGTTCTAAGTTTCCAGCTCCTGTACCGTCTGACGCAATTATAATTCCTCTTAATCTAATAGGTTGAGAGATAATTGGAGTTGCTCCTGCAGCAGCAGTAGATCTAGTAGCTTGTATATCGCCTTTGAAAGCCATAAAGTTCTCCTTTGTTCGTGGCTCCCGAAGGAGCCACTAGTTAATTACGCTATTGTTACACCTCTGTCTGATACAAGAACCCAACCGACTGTAGAGTTCCAAACTAATGTACAAGCTTCAGCCACCGCATCGAAGGCAAGTGTTGATCCACTAGCAAAAGTAGTTGGAGTAACAGTTGCAGTTCCGCCTCCATCAACAACCATGTAAATGATTTTAACTTGTCCTGATGTAGTTCCATCTGCTAAAGTAACAGCTGCAGCTCCACCACCTGTAGTAAGTTCAGTTACTAAATTATCAAGATCAATTGCACCTGCTCCTGATAAAGATTGAACACCACCTCTTATTGATTTTCCATAAGATGCGTTTGAAGTTACTGTCCCAGTTGCGTTTTTTGTAATAGATTCAAAACCATTTTCCGATCGGACTGGTCCTGAAAAAGTTGTATTTGCCATAATATTCTCCTTTGTATAGCGTTAGTTATGTAGTCTCTATACCGTCTGCCTAGTCAGTCTACATAATAATTTTTCTAGGTCTTTTTAGTATATATAAAAAAAGGGGCAGAGTAAACTCCGCCCCTTTTAAATTATTAGGTAATTAAAAATTACGCTGCGCCTGGTGAACCAAAGATTCCTCTAGGGTCAGAGAAGCCGAAGCTGTATCTTTCTCTAGCTTTAAATCTCATGTTGCCAGTATCAAAATCACCTTCCATTGCAGTTCTTAATGGTGCTCTTACAAAATGTTTAAGACCATTAGGTGCATCAGTCATGATGAAGAATGCATCAGTGTCAGCTAAGAAATGGTTGATTCTATAACCTTCTGGAATCATTCCCATGTTCTGCATCGCATTGATGTCATTGTCAGCAGTACCGACTCTTAAAGGTGACTTTAAGATTCTCTCAGCAGTAAATTGTAATTCTTTTGGAATTATCAATTTTCTACCTTGAGTAGCGATTTTCATTCCTCTTTCATCAACGAACGCCGAAATGTCAATTAACGACTGTTCTAATGATGTTTCAGATAGATCGGCAGCAGTTGCCAACTCGTTTCTAAAAGTTCCACCACTTACAAGTGGGTGATCGTTTGCCATTAAAGGCTTACCGTCACCGCCATTTGCAGTGTCAAAACCATTGTTAAGAACAGCTGCAGCTTTCACTTGTTTAGTGTTAGCCATTGATCTTGCCAATGCTCTAGTGTAACGAGCAGCTAATCTGTCGTACAAGTTATCTTCAACTGCTTCTTCTGTAACAGCAAATGCTAAAGCGATTGTTTCATGCGTATATCTTGCAGTGAAACTTTCTTTTGCATCGTCAAATGTTACAGCAGCACCTTCTGTTTTAGTTGGTGCACCACCGAAGCCTGATAACATAACTTCCTCTTCGAAAGCTCTGTCAGAAGATTCTGTAGTAAAGATTTCTGCGTGTTCATTTTCGTATCTATCATACTCCAGGCCGAATAAGGCATTCAAACCTGGCTCTAGTTCTTTAACTAGTTGTGCTCGTGATATAGCCATAGTTATTTACTCCTTATTACGCCGTTAAACCAACTACTCCACCTTTGTATTGGTGAGCATTGATCCTAACGAGTACGTTTACGTTTGATGTTGTTTGATCACTATTCTCAGGATCTTGAGAAATATCAATTGCTTGTAAAACAAATGTAGACGAAGAGTCTGCAGTTGTTTCATCTAAAGCTTCTCTAGATTGTCCTGAATTAGTGTCGCCAGCTGTTGCAACGATCTTGTAGTTTGCAAACAAATGTCCAGTTGCAAAACTTCCATCTGATTTAATTTCATAAACTACATTTGGATCGTCAATAACGTTCGCAATAATATCGTTAGCACTTATTGTGCCTGGATAATGATTTTTGAACGTAGGCTTTTGAGAAGTCGGATCTGTATAGAAGACTCCATTAAAAACTCCAACAACAGGGTTATCAGTTGCGCCAGCTCTTTCGATTGTTCCGTTAGAGACTGCTTTAACTAAGTCACCTTGGAATATTGCAGTACCGTAGTTCTTCAATATTCTGTATCTGTTTTGCGAGTTATTAAACGGTGTTCCTCCTAACATTCTAGACGGTCTCAAGCCAAAGTTACCACTTTGATTAGCCATGGTTGTTACTCCTTAGTTTGTTAGTTGTTAGTTTAATAACCCCTTGGTAGTCACTAAAAAATTATTTTTTAGTTCCACTTCCGAAGGTTACTCGAGATTGTCTATCAATATTGATAGGCATCTCTGGTCGTTGCTCCTTCAGTAAATCATGGTCTACCGCGTCCATCTGACCTTTGGTCTTGGATCTAAAGTAGTCTTTACGCGATTCCACAATCTCTTCTGGTATCCTAGCCAACAATAGGCCACCAACCCCAACTACGCCTTCGTGTGTACCACTTCTCATGACAGGATAATCATTAGGGCCAATTTGTTCTATTAACTCTTCAGCTCTAACTAATTCCCAGCCTTCTCTTAGTTTCTTAGACATGTTTCCAGTGTCTTCAAAACCCATTGAAGTAGCTCTCAGCCATCTATGGACATAACCTTTCGGTGGCGGAGGCGCATCTAGACTTGACGGTGGAGACCAGACCTTTTTACGAACAGCTGTTGTTCGTTGATCTGACTCGCGCGAAACTCTTTTTTTACTATCACTCATATTTAGCTCCTTTATTTAACATATTTCGCGTATTCTTCAGGTGGCACCCCTAATCTTTTAGCGATTACCAACTGTGACCTGGTGAGTTTCACAGTTCTGCGTCCATCTTGGTTTCTAACAGCAGAAGCAACAGTCTGGACGGGTTTCTTTTGCTCCTGTTTATTTTCCTCAACTACAGTGCCTGCAGTTTCGGGCTTAGTAAATTTCTGAGGAAAATATTCCGTCAGTCGTTTATCTAATTCATTATAATACGCATCTGTGTCTCCCGCAATACCCTCACTTTTGATCTGTTTATCAATTTCGAGTGCTGCAGTAGTCATGATATTGTCATTCATAAACCATTCATTTTTCTCAGCCCAAGCTTGTGCTTTAGGTGAGGCTTGAATTTCAGGAGGTTGTGTTTCCTGCGGTTGATTTTTGACTTGCTCAGCTTCTTGCTCACGCATATATTTAGTATTAGCCAATCTTTCTTTTTCAATACTTAATTGAACTATTCTTTCATTTGCTTTTGCAATAGCCCCTGAATCTCCCGAGTCAATAGCCTGTTGAAGTGCTCTTGATGCATCAGCAGAATCTGAAGTAATTCTTTTTTCAAATTCAGATAAATAATTTTCCTCAAGTTTTGGAAAACGTTTTTGCATATCATCCATTTTTTGCTGAATGCCTTTTGCATATTCTAAAGCTGCTTTTTCTCTTCTTTGAGCTTCTCTCCAATTTCTTGTTAAATCACCTATTCTACCTTTTACGTTTTCTGAATATTGATTTAAGTCTTGAGGTTCTTTTTTATCTTCTTTTGGTTGTTCTTCACTTGCATCAGCTTGAACAACTTCTATTTTATCGTCTTTGTGTTCATTGACCGCTGTACCATCTGGTTCAACTTCAAACTTTGGAATGACAGGTTCTTTAGACTCAACCTTTTTTTCCTCAATTGTAACTTCTTTTTCTTCTACTCCTGAAGTGTCAAGTTCGACTTCACTGGTATCTAAACCATATTTATCTTTTACCATCTTTTAGCTCCTTAATAAGTGTGCAGTATATCCTCTGGATTACTGATTTTAGCGATAACTTCGTCATCGTTTAAGATACGCACTTCACCACCATCAATTTTAAAACGGCTTCCTGCGTATCGACCGAAGATAATCCAATCACCTTCTTTACACCAAGGTTTATCTCCAAATTTTTCTTTGTCTGAATAACAAAGAGATCCTAATTTGAGAACCAATGCACAAACTGTTGTCATTTGAATTCTTTCATGAGTTTCATCTGAAAATACTAAACCACCCTTAGATTTTTTAGGGCCTGAGTATGGAAGAACTAGCATTCTCCATCCAGTTGGTTGAGGTAATTTTTCTACGGCTTTTTTGTCAATGGAATCGGAATGTAAGTAAAGTTTTTCTACTTCTTCCTTAGTCTTGTAAGCATTGAGAAGACTTCCATTTTTAGTCTCCTGCGCCTTCGGCGTTATTATCGTCATGTAGCTCCTGTTTTTTGAACAAGTCCGTTAGGTCTTGTTGCAGATCCTCTATGGATCTGATCTGTCCTATTATATATTTATATTCGTCCCAATTGTCAACACCAATTACAACCTTATCTTTAAGTCGTTCTTTCTTGGGTTCAAGTAACTTAGTCTTGATGTATTTTATTGTTTCAAAGTCCACTATTTTTTTCCATTACGGAAGATTTGAGTTCCCTTGATTCCATATATGCTCGCCACGACAAGGATCCACAAATTTGTGAACCAGCTCGGAAGCTGCGAGAACATCTCGAAAAACAATTTTACCTTGTCCATAGCTGTTGGATCATCCGATACGACCGCATACGCAAGCACCACCACGGGCGTTGATAATATGATGAGGACCGCCTCGTCTTTCCAGTCTGATTGTCTAGCTTCTAGTAATTTACCCTGATATGCTTCCTCTCCCCGTGCTTGTTTCTCTGCATGTAGCAATTGTGCGTCTGACATTGCCATTTTTGCCTTTTGTTTGTTAGCATAGATCTTACTTCCTGCTGAAACTGCTAATTTTATTGCTTGAAACCACATAAATGCTCCTATTTTTTCTTTTTATCTAATTTTATAGCTATTTTTCCACCATTTTTCATTTTTTGTCCACTAAAACCTTGTGACATCGGCCCTTTTTTAGGTGGAGGCCCTGATTTTTTACCTTTATCTCTCAGAATCATTGTTATTCTCCTGGTTCATTTTCTCTTCTTGTAGTTCTATTCTTTTTCTACCCAATTCTTCATTCAAATTAAGCTTATCTTCGGCTAAAGTTTGCTGTGCACTAAATTTATTTGTTTCAAAATCCATTTTTTGTGCTTCTTCACTCGCTTTTCTTTGAATATCCATTGCTCTTAGGTCTAATTCTTTTTGTTTTAGAGCTAATAGTGGGTCTTGATTCTGTTGTGCAGTGAATTGTTGCTCCATTGCTACTAATTCTTGTATCCTTTGAGCAATTCTTTTTGCAACAGCGTTATCAAATTCAATTGTAAAAGCTTCTTCATCAGCAGTTTGCATTTCAACCATTGCTGGGTTTTGATTAAATTGTTGTAGAACCTCTTGTTTTACTTGTAGTGACACATGTTCCATAATGTGTCCTTGTAGTAGTCCATATATTTGGGGATTTACTTGAACCATCCTTGAAGTCATAAAAGCCATGTGTGCTTGAATATGTGCTTCATGATCCTGTTGTGGAAATGCTTTCGGAATAATCATTTGTAACGCACCATTATTCTCAATTGCAGGGTCTAATGGTTTTGGCGGTTCAGGTGGTGGTTTTAAAATACCATTAATATTTTTTACACCTAAAGCTTGGTACATTCTTTTGTAAGCTTCATGCACATCATGCATTGCTGGATTAGATTGTGCTAGTTGTAATTCAGCTTGAGCAACTTGTATTCTTTGTGTCATAGAATATATATCAGGATCCGCTACTGGAATAACATCTATCCTGTCATCAAAATCTTCTTGTTTAATGAATCTGTTTCCACCCACCACATCGTATGGATATTCAGGTGGTAGGTAATCAGCAAACACACTTGCAAGCATTTTGAATTCTTGTCTCATTGCATAATAACATCTCTTATGAATTGCAGACATGACTTTCGACCCTCGCTCAAGGATCGCCATTGTAGTTCCGACAGGTGATTGCGCATTCATGTCAGATACTTTCATATCAGCGATTGAAGCAAATCTTCTTCCTGATTCTACACAGAAGTTTAATAACTGGAATAGAGTTTGGTCGGGGCCTTTGAATGGTAAAAATTGAAATTGATCTTTTATGTTTCCGCCAGGTGCATCTACATCTCTAAACTCACCTGGTTGTAAAGGGTCTGCGTCATCTCTTATTCTAAGACCTCTAGATTTAAATCCAGCAGGTAAATTAGATAAAGTTCCCGCATCTAATAATTGTCTTAATGCAGAAGTAGCAGTTCTCGATAGACCACCAATCATGTGTATTAAACCAAAACCATAAAACCCAAGTCCTGGTAAAAATTTATAATGTACAAAATATTGTTTTGGTTTCTTTAAAGGATCGTTTTCTTTGTAGTTTCTATAGATAGAAAGAATTTTTCTAGAGTCCTCGTCTACAGTAACTATGTAAGGAACTTTAATTCCATCTGGGTCTTCGTAACCTGGAATATCCAAATTAGTGTGAACCTCAACTAAATTATATAACCCTCCACGATCCCGTCCATCATTTGCGGACACACCTTCCAGTTCATAAATCTTTTCTTGGACTTTATCCTGTTTATAAACTGGTCTCGGAAGTTCTATGTCTCTATAGAATCCCGAAACTTGTAATTTTCTCAAATCATTTTCTGATGTTTGTACAATCTGAGAAATCCTACTCGCATCTGATAAATCAGTTGCATTGTAAGGTACGACTAAATCTTCAGCTTTTATAAATTTAGCACACGCTCTATTCATTACTGGATCAAAGTAAACTTTTTTAAATGTGGATCCTGTAAGAGGAAGTATAAATAACATTTGATCCATATCTGGAGTGTACTCTTCCATTTTGTTCATGATCATATAATTCATGTAATCTTTTACTCTAGAAGCTTGATCAACCTTTTGATCTGTCTGTGCACCTATTACTTCTGTTCTAACTGGTCCGTCTGATGGTAATAATTCTTTAATAGCTTGTGCTTGAAACTGTGTTGCAGATTCTGCTAATAATGGATGCGTTACACCAGCTGCACCTAAGAATGGTCTGCTTGGAGATTCATATTTAAATCCTAATAAATCTAAACCTTTAACATAAGAGTCTACCCATTCTTGTCTTGATCTTTTATCTTGTTCATAGTCAGATACTAAATCACTTCCAATTTTAGAAAGTGTTTGGTCGTCAAGAACTGTTGCAAGGTTAGTATAAAAAGATTCAACAGGGGCTTCTGGTGGAACCTCTCCTGCAATTACATTTTCATCTTCATCAAGTACAGTACCTACGTCTTCTGGTAATGAACCTGTTTCTTGTTCGATTTCTAAATCTGTGTTTTCGAAACTTTCTCCTGACATTAATACATCCTTGTTTTTTTACGTCTATTGCTCATCACCTTACCACAACCTTTTGCAATAAAGCCGCCTTTTTTCATATTTAAAGTTTTTTCTTTGGTAACTCCATCCATACCCGTAGATACGTTTGAAGCCTCATCTATTTGTTTTTGTGCATACGCACTTACATTTTGAGGTGAGTTAGCTGTCATATTTATTAATTTATCTATCATTAAAACAAAGGTGCAAAGTTAGATCTATCAACCTGCACGAATCCTCCAAATTTATAGGCTTTCATTTTAGCCTTTTTATTAGTCCCTTGTAAATCTATTACTATACTTTCGACAAAATTTCTAGGATCATCTGCTTCCATTTTAATCATCTCTAATCCATATTTTCTGTCCATATTGTTGAAAAACTCTTCCATTTCATATTTTTTACTGAAAGCGTATGCAGGCACTTTTTTTTCATTATCATATAATTTATAGGGTTTATTTTGATCTGTGTGATAAACTTTTTTAGTAGTGAACGTTGCGTTAAGTTCTTTTGCAACATCTTTCATGGCCTTTGGAACTACGGCCATTCCCATAAGTTTATCGTTTGAATAATTTCTGTATTTACCAAATCCACTTCCATCTTTATTATCAAAAGGAACTCTCTTTGTACCTTCTCCCAAAAATATAAATTCATCACTTAATTGTTTGTTACCTAAACCATAAAACTGCTCTATCTTTTGTTTATTATTTATAGTCAATTGAAAGAAGTCAGCTGGTGCAAGTGCAATATATCTTTTGTTATTTTTTCTTGCATCGCTAATTAATCCTTTGATATTTGCTTTGACCCATGTAGCTTCATTACCCATCGGAAAATAATCATAAGTCTTATTATCCTGATCATATAAATATCCTCTTTCATATGAACTACTAGTTGCTTCTCCTTGTCTTGCAGGCATTCTATTTAATTCTCTTTCCTTAGTTTTAATTTGTTTCATTATTGAATCTAATTCTTCGATCTCTGGTGGTGCAAGTGGTCTTTCTTTGTTTATGTTTTGTAATTCATTCTGTTTATTTAAAAGGTCATCTATCTCTCTTTTAAAAACTCTTGTTCTTATTGCTTTTGCATTTGGATTTTTTCTTACCATATCTAATGGACTTGAATTTGTTCTGCCTGCTTTATTTGATTTGTAATGATCTGATGCGGCTTTTGTTAAACTTTGATGAGGGTCTGATTGTAACTCAACCATGAAATAAGTGTCTCCGTAATTATCAACACCTCTTGTATCATATCTTACAAACGTTACTGAATTAGGATCATTAAAGTGAGTAGAATAAACTCTTTTACTTAGTGAGTTACCTGGTATTGATTCATCTAAATAAGTTACTTTTTCTCTATAATCGAATCCACCACCTGGAAAAGTTCCTTTATGTCGTGGTGCCGAAGTTGCTTCAGTTGCTCTTGATGCAATACCAATTGCTTTATCGTATTCATCAATTAAAGCTCGTACCAGTATTTTATCATTGTCTTTGAAATTATTTAATGAATTCTCTAATCTTACTTTGGTTGCTTCAAGTGAAGATAATTTATTTGGACTTGCAGAAAGAGAACTTGCTAAATCGTTAAAATCTATTCTATCGTTATTTAAATCATCTGTAATTTTATTTAATTGTGATCTAGCTTGTACGTTAGACATTTCAGTAGTATTTCTTAGAATCATTGATTCTACTTCTCTACTTAGTTTTGCAAAATTAGGGTATACACTCAATACTTCATCTGTGTTGATTGGGTATTTGTAATCTTTTGCTTTCATTCTAAATGTAGGATTAGTTTCCAATGCTGCTAAAATTTCTGATTTACTAATTTTAATTTTAGGGCTTTCTTTTACCAAATTAAATATATCTCCGCCTACAGGTTCCCCACCTTTACCGAATATCAATAATCCTGAGTCAGATAATTCTTCTGCTTTAATTCCTTTTTGTCTTAATCCTTTTAAAAAACCCATCCACTCTTGTGGTGTACCCATTGCATTACCAGATCTATTTACTTCGTCCCAAGCTGCAGATCCTAAATAAGATCTAACTGTATCGTCTTTAGTTGCTCTTAGTCCTTTACCAAATGTTAAAGGTTCTTTTGGGACTGTTAATGCTCTTGATGAATTCGCTATAACTTTCGCATCAAAGTTTTTTTGGTTTTGTCTAGTTTGAGTAAGTTGATTCACAAGGTCAGTTGATTCTTGAAGAGTTCTATTTCCTATTGCTGGTTGTCCAGCTGCTATATCTGTGTAAGTTGCTCTTGTAGCTTCATCTAAATTCATATACTCACGATAGTTATCTGCAAAACCTTCGGGTCGTCTTCTGTATTCTGGTAACTGAGAAACAAAGTAATTGAAACCAGGATCTTGACGTATTGAAGTTGGTGGTGGTGCTACTGATCTTTGAGCTTGTGCGCCTGCTGTCGGTGATCCACGTTTCGGCATCAATGCACGAATACCCTTTTGTGCTGTTCTAAATATAGGCCCTACTAATGGAATAGTCCCAGCCACTCCAAGTCCAGTCAACCCAGCATACGCCAACGCTTCAATTGGAGTCATGTCATCATATCCCTCTTCGCCTCTTGCAGCTTTTGCTAAAGTCTCAGCGTCTTGCATTGCATACTTATACGACTGTACCTCACCGACCACGGGTGTTACATCTCTTACTAATGGATATGCTACTTGTTGAAATTTCTTTTTGGCTTCCTCTAGTTTTTTATCATCTAGATCAGCTACCTCATCATAATCTAATATAATTCTATTATCTTCAGCCATGGTTTCTACGTATAATATTTATATTCTTTAGGCATTCTTACTTCGTCCGTAGGCTCATAATCAAAGTCAGCTGAAATAAAATTACCTTCTCTGTATCTTAACACAGCTTGTGTGGTACTGTCCACGAGGTCGTCATTATCCCCGTGAGGAAATGCTGCGCATTCTTCAATAACTTCATGGGCAAATTGCTTACCTTCTGGGTAGAAAACCATACCTGATGAAAAGACAGGAGACACTGCGTTTACACGTGAAACTTTATCCTTTCCTCGACCAGGGACAAATTCTTGGACAGGTATTCCCGTCCTACGCAATTCTTGAATGAGCGGTAGTCCACTGGCCTTTGCCTCAATGACACAAGCTTCAGGTTTCCAATATGTATATTCTTCAGTTGCAACTGCTTTTAGTTCTGGAAAGTCCCAACGACCTTTCATTGCATCAAGTAACATTAAACATGGCGGAGAATCCTCTGACGGTCTGAACACACCCCAAGTAGTTATTGCACTATAGTCTGCTGAATCTTTTTTTGAAAAAGCAGTATCAAGTGATTGAATAACAAATTCTAAGTCGGGCATGCCCCCCGACCATGGTCGCCAGTACTCACGTTTGATGATGGCTCCTTCTTCTGAAGTTGGGTTTTGCATATATTGTGCATTCCAACGTTGAGGAGGTATAGATGCTTTTACAGATTCTAATTCTTCTTTTTTCCAATACTCTGGCCATACAGGTTCTCCGTCGTCCAGGAGTGCTGGAAACTCGACCACCTCCCATTTGTCCGCACCCGTGTTAGCTTGTGCTTTGAGAAGTCTTCCTGTCAAATCATCTGTAGCCCATCTAGTCATTACGACCACGATCGACCCACCAGGTTGTAAACGTTGACGCGGCCCTGATACATACCAATCATATGTCTTCTCCATTGCAGAATCAGACATGACGTTTTGTTCAGTGTGAGGGTCATCAATAATTAATACATCAGCACCCCTACCCGTTATGGCACCACCGACACCCGCTGCAAAATATTCACCTCCATCAGAAGTTTCCCAACGACCTGCAGCTTTGCTATCCTGTTGGAGTCCCATATTATTAAAAATTTTTTTATATTCGGTACTGTCAACTAAGTTTCTTACTTTTCTACCAAACCTTTGTGAGAGTTCAGCATTGTGAGAAACCTGCATGATTTTGGCTTTGGGTCGGAGTCCCATTATCCAAGAAGGAAACAGAAAAGATGCAAATTCAGATTTAGTATGTCTAGGGGGCATGTTGATAATGAGCCTCTTGATCTTGCCTTCAGCGACCTTAGTCAATTTGTCAGCAATTATCTGATGGTGGCCCCACTTAGAAGGTTCATTTGTTTCTCTACAAATGAAATCTGGCCATACTTGTTTAACAAAGAAAAGGAATTCTGTTCTTGCTTTCAGTATCTTTTTTGCATCCAAAAGTTGTTTTACCTTAATTAACTTCTCTTTTGGCAGTAAATCTAAATCCATAAGTATTTTGGTTATATCATATTTGTCTAACTTTGCACGTATGTTGTTCGTCAAGTTACATTCGCAAAATCTGGGGGGTGGGGTGGGGAAAAAACACTAAATCTAGTATGTACGATAAAAGAGATACTAATTCGGAGATGGCTACAGGTGAGAGCCAGGTGGACAGCGTGGCGGTTTTATCCGCCACGCGTAAGGTTTAATTAGGTCGCGTCATTGTCGTAGTATCTCGCACAAGTCCAAATTTCTCGGCAAGATTTCCAGCGAGTGTAGTCGCGAACTCGTTGATCTTCTCATCATTTTGATTTCTTAAAAAGAATTCAAAGACTTGTTGATCTAGATAACCCGCCACAAGTTGCCAATCAATCGTGCTTTCTTTTTTATTCTTTAAGATATCCACGAATTGTTTTAACTCCGCAACGATCTCATCATTACTTTTGTCTTGAGATATAATCTCATTCATTTTTACGATTGCTTTTGTCATAATGAATTATACCTCTTTGATTGAGTAAGTCCAGTTAGTTCTTATGTTCTTTTTACTGAACTTTCTAAACAATTCTGGATTTGCTTTTTTAAAATTCTCACTATCAAACATATTGTACTCTTTAACATTACGATTGATTTGATAATGAGTTTTATTTTTGATAACACTAATACCATTCACATTAGCTTGGAAAGTTTCAAACAATAAAACTAATTCTGGTTTTATTATTCTATTCCAATCACTACTTAATTGGCTTTTGTTATCCAACAAATCACAACTATTTATAATTAATTGTGTTTGTTTTCTGTTAAGCTTATTAACAGATTTCTCTTTTGTCTTTGTCATGTTATATACTCCTATTGTTTATATTTATAACAATGAAAGCTTATATTATCCCATGACGATATCAAGCGAATATTTACATTTATTTCATTTTTTATTTTAACCTCACAGATTGAATAATAGCCAACCAACCAACGACCAATAGAACAAAAACCGAATTTTCGCGGTACCGCCCTGCTTCTGGTCTCTATCTTTCACATTATCAACCTCAGCTTTTCGGTGGGAAATGGGAAATGGGAAAACATTAGTTCCATACTCCTGTCCTGAGCTGCGGACCGTACCAGATCCATTAGCTTCCTTATACATAGCAAAACTCCTTTCTTTCAGCGGGATGTGGGAAACCAAATCAGTTTCGGTACAGCGGTCCCAGCTCCTGACTGACTCTTCATCCGTATATCTAAGATCTCGAGGCTTGGCACGGGATGTGGGAACTAGATGAGTATCGCTACCAACGCCAGGCCCACGAACACGCGCCCCCATTCCGATCGCATCAAAAACAAACCAAATAATATACCTAACCAGTGCACTCATCATCCTCCTCTCTTTCGTTCAGGATGTATTGCGCAGCTACCTCTGCAGCCCACCAGCTCAGCAGGTTCTTCAATTGAGTCATTGACCCAACATCCTTTCCGCCGTTCAAACGGGAAATGTACTGCAGGATTGACAGGCCATCGTTGTTGGCGTGTTGATAGAGCTGCTGCCAGATCCAGGTTTCATGTTCATCATAGAACTTCACTGTGTCATGGTAGTAAATCAGCGACGGGATAATCCCGCCACTGCAACCATGTTTCACGACATCTTCAATGGTGAAGGACTCTGCCTTCTCTCCTTCCAGCAAAAATTTTTCAATACTCATACCTTAGCCACCTTCCATGTGATACCATCGGCATCAGTTTCATACTTGAACTTATCACCAATCTTGTGTTGAATTTGGTTGAATGGTTGATTGTCTAGAATCCCTATCCCTTTCTTCAGATCGCCCTTGAAAATTCTGCACCACATTTTCTCGTCGCCTCGCTTTGCATCTTTAAACCAGACATACACCATAGACTTCGCCCACTTCGGATTCTTTTCAAATTTCTTGATGCTGAAGTAAGCTTCTTTTCCATGTTCTGGACAGCTAAATAATAAATTGTTTTTGTCTTCTTGTATTTCTTTTGTCATCGTTGTTCTCCTTTGGTTGTCCCATGTACATAAGATGTTTAGCCACAGAAGTCAATACCTAAAATAAAAAAATTTTTCACACATGCGCGTGTAAGCGTAAGGTAATCTACAGCACCCTGACCTGCGGACCAGCGGTACCGCCTTCTGGATGGGCTCTATTTACAAACCACAGTTCTTGGTTCTGCAGTGGGAAGTGGGAAATGGGAGATGGGGCATCATAGGTTTCGCGATAAACACCGAGCGACTAGTCTTGGACTACAGTGGGAAGCTTTTTCTCGAGTGCCCCAAGATGACGGTAGCCCAACGGACAAACAGGAGCTAACAAGTTTGAGATGATTGAGCTACCATGTGCGTATATATATTATCCCACGCCGATGTCAAGTATTTATTTTACAGCTTTACCTGGATCCAGCTGCACGGTCCGCATCCTGATGCTGCCGTCCTGCTTTTCTGAACAAAAGCGTGGATTACCAATGGGAAATGGGAGTTCACCTCTTCGGTACGCGGTACCAGCTCCTCCTGAGCTCACCGTCCGTGGTTAAAAAATGTTGAATTTGCAATGGGAAATGGGAGATGGGAGATGGGAAATCACGGATCCAGCTGCACGGTCCCCGCTGCAGGTACAGGACTCTTCAGGATGGTATCTAGAAGTTGGTTGTAGTCAACGGGATATGGGAAATTGGCACACGGGACGGGGGTTGATGGCTCAT